AGAATCACGCCCGATGGGATCAAATGGCGAAGATATAATTATGGGCGTGCAATCCCGCAAACAATTCCCCTACTCAATCGAGTGCAAAAATCAAGAAGCAGTAAACGTTTGGAAAGCTTATGAACAATCCAAAGAGAATTGTAAAGATTATGAACCATTAGTTATAATTAAACGTAATAGAACAAAACCATTGGCTTTGGTCGATGCAGAATATTTTATGAGGCTACACAATGATAGAAAAACTGATACAACCAGTAACGAAGATTCTTGATAAGTTCATACCAGATGCAGATGTAAAACAAAAGATTGCACATGAACTTGCAACTATGTCTGAAAAGCATATCCATGAGATAGCTAAAGCACAAATAGAAGTAAACAAAGAAGAAGCTAAAGGTAATTGGTTTCAATCATCTTGGCGACCAGCAACAGCTTGGGTTTGTGTGTTTGGTTTTGCAATTAACTTTTTAGTAAGTCCATTACTAGCACCTTTTGGTATAACCATACCTCAAGCAGATACTTCGGTTATGTTACCTGTATTAATGGGTATGTTAGGACTTGGTGGTTTAAGGTCTTATGAGCGTGTAAAAGGTGTTGGCAAATCGTGAGCGAACTAGGCAAGGTTGATGATAATTCTTCCTTAAATATATCATTAAGTTATTTAGCACAAATCATAGTTGTTATATCTGTTGCAGTTTGGGGATATGCAAACATCACAGAAAAAATAGATAAGAACGCACAAGAAACTAGAAACCTTAGAGGTAATCAAAACAATTATATTTTTCCAGATATAAGAACATTAGAACAACAAGTAATAGCGTTAGAAAAAGATATGCTTATTGCTAAAACTGAAATAGAATATTGTAAAAAGGAAATAGAAAAAAAATGAGTTGGGAAAATTTTAGTATAAACGAGTTTGCATGTAAGCATTGTGGTGAAAATAAGATTGAACCAGAGCTTATAGATAAGTTACAATTACTAAGAAGCGATGTGGGCTTTCCATTTAAAATTACAAGTGGATATAGATGTGCTGAACATCCAGTAGAAAAAAATAAAAAAGCACCCGGCACACACGCATTAGGATTAGCTGCTGATATAGCCTTAAGAGGTGAACAAGCGTTAGAAGTAATATCAAAAGCTACAGATTATGGATTTACGGGTATTGGTATAAACCAAAAAGGTAATGCAAGATTTATACATTTGGACATTTCAAAAGATTCACAAGGTAGACCGCGCCCTCATGTGTGGAGTTACTAAATGGAAATAAGCGCTATGCTATTTTGGAATGTAATTATCACTTTGGTCTTTGGGCCAATCATATATGGTATACGCGCAAACGCGACAGAAACGAAAAGAATTGATATACTTGTAAATAAAACTAGAGAAGAGGTTGCTAGTAAATTTGTAACTAAAGAAGAATTAGCCCTCTCTATAGATAGAGTTATAGATCGTTTAGATAAACTAGACGAGAAAATGGATAAGATAATACGAATATGAGTAAAGGCGCATTTCCAACACAACCATTTTTTGGTGGTTACAACAATTTACCACCTATGGCATATACCAACACATTTATGCCACCAAAACCTAATTATCAACCATTAATGAAAATGCAACCACAGGTAAATCCTAGACAAAATTTTATGTCTATCCAACAACCACCTATGCAACAAAATATGTTACCCCCCATTGAGCCAATGGTCACACCAACGCAACCCCTTACTACAACACCACAACCGTTGGCTCAAGCACCCTCTTTATTAAGTGTTCCAGATAGAGCTGAACAACCTAGAGATAGATTTATGTCTATTAACAGACGTGGTGATTTACCACCAATAAACTTATTTAGATAATGTCAATTACACACGATGAAGCAGTAAAAGCTGCACAGGCTGAACAAATACTTACTTCAGATGTTTTTAAAGAAGCTGTTGAAAATTTAAAAAACGAATACGTCACTCATTGGTTAAATCTCAGAAACATTGATGATGTAAAAGCAAGAGAAGATATACATAGATCTATTTTGCTCCTACCAGAAGTCGAAAGACATCTTAGAATTATTGCTGAAAAAGGTAAATTAACTAAAGCTAATATTAATAAAATTAGAAAAATTGGTTAAAAACCTCATTTTATTTGTATAATATACCTTTAAATACATAAGGAGTATTTTATGAGCAATAACGGAAAACCGACTGCTTTACAAACGGATATGGATAAAACTGCTTCCGCGTTTGAAAGTTTTTTAACCCCTGAAGAGGACAAGGTTGAAGAGACAGTCGAAGAACAGGAAGTAGTAGAAGAAGAGTATTTAGAAGGCGAAGAAGAAATCTCTGATGATATAGATGAAGAGATTGCTGCTGAACTAGATGAATACGAAGAAGAAAGCGATGAAGAACAAACCAATGTTGAAGAGGAAATCGAGCAACCTTTAACATTTACTGTAAAAGTAGATGGTCAAGATATAGAGGTCACGCAAGAGGAACTTATCAACGGATATTCTCGTCAGCAAGATTATACGCGTAAAACTCAAGAACTCTCTCAACAGCGAAAAACTTTTGAGCAGCAGCAAGCAGAGTTAGCGCAAAGAGATGCGATTTATTCGCAGTTGTTACCGAAAATGGAAGCTCAACTAAATGGCGAGCTTAGTAACGAACCGGATTGGAACAAGTTATATGAAGATGATCCTGTTGGTTATGTAAGAGAAAAACAACTTTGGGATCAAAAAAAAGAGAAGGCCCAAGCTATACAGGCTGAACAGCAAAGACTTCAAGAAGAGGCTTTTGCAGAACAGCAAAAACAAATTCAACAACAAGTTGAGTTTGGACAGCAAAGACTTCTTGAACTAATCCCAGAGTGGCAAAATCCAGAAGTAGCAGCACAAGAAAAAGCTGCTATTAGAGATTATGCAATTAACACTCTTGAATATACCCAACAAGAAGTTGACTCAGTATATGACTACAGAGCTTTACTTGGTTTAAGAAAAGCATGGTTAAACGACAAAATTGCCGAAACCGTGAAAAAGAAACCAACACAAAAAGCTCCTGCTAGAGTTGCAAGACCGGGTACAGTTAATAAGAAAAAGTCGATAACTCCTGTGAAAAAAGCAAAACAAAGGTTGGCTAAAACTGGGAAAACCTCAGATGCGGCTAAAGTATTTGAACAATTAATTTAGGAGAATTATTATGGCGAAGGTCACTAATGCTTTTGATACATATACTGCTACTGCTGACAGAGAAGATTTAAGTAATATTATTTACAACATCTCTCCAATGCAGACACCATTTATGTCATCAATCGGTACAAGAAACGTAAAAAATGTTGTCTTTGATTGGCAAACAGAATCATTACCAACTCCAAGTGGTGCTGGTCAGCTAGAAGGTTTTGAACTTTCAAGAGCTGCTTCAACAGCTACTACAAGAGCTAGTAATGTATGTCAAATATCTTACAGAGATGCAACTGTAACAGGCTCACAAGAGGCTTCAGATGCAGCAGGTAAGAAATCAGAAATGGCTCATCAGTTAGCTATTATGGCTAAAGCACTTAAAAGAGATATGGAAGAGGCTCTATGTCAAAAAGGTGCTAAAACAACTGGTAATGCTACAACAGCTAGGGTAACTGGTGGTTTCGAATCATGGATTACATCTAATGATTCAAGAGGAACTGGCGGTGCTTCAACTGGTAGTGGTGCAGCTCCAACTGACGGTACACAAAGAGCTTTAACAGAAGATCTATTAAAAGATGTTCTACAGCTTATGTTTGCTAACGGTGCAGAGCCAAACATGGCTATCGCTGGCCCTGTTAATAAGCAGAAAATTTCTGGTTTCACAGGTAGATCACAAGCTAGACAATTTGTTGATGCAAACACAGTAGAGGCTTCAGTAGCTATCTACTCATCTGACTTTGGTGAACTAAAAATCGTTCCATCAAACAGATCAAGAGAAAGATCACTATTATTAGTTGATCCAGAGTTTGCAAAAGTATCTTACTTAAGAAACTTTGAAACAATTGATATAGCAACTATAGGTGATGCACAAACTAAAATGATCGTAGCTGAGTATGGTTTAGAAGTATCTAACGAAGCTGCTCATGGTATTGTTGCTGACTTAACAACATCATAAGTTGTAATACTATTAAAGGGTTTAGGCTTTGGTCTGAACCCTTTTTTTTGTGGTAGAATTACCTCATGGCTAAAAGTACAATCATAGATTATAAAAAAGGTTATAAACATGAGTTTGCTACTGAGGATGATAAAGTTATCTATCACACCACCCAAGACGTAGCACCTGTTATTGAGCATTGTAAAGCTCTATCTGAAATGCGACCGGGCAAAGACTTTAGACATGTTGCTGAAGTGCCAATGGTTGTATACCAAAAAGCCTGTAGAGAAGGTTGGGCTAAAGATACTAAAAAATGGAGAGAGTGGTTAAACCATTCAGATAACAAAGTTTTCCGAACATGGAAAGGTAGAATATGACATACGCAGAATTAAAAACTAATATCGCTAACTTTTTAAATAGATCAGACTTAACAAGTCAATTAGACTTTTTTATTGATGCTACAGAAGCAGAATTTAATAGAAGATTAAGAGTTAAAGATATGATTAAAAGAGCTACTGCAACAGCAGATAGCCAATATTTATCATTACCAACTGATTGGTTAGAAGCCATAAATGTACAACTTGATGGTAATAATTTCACACCGCTAATGCAACAATCTATAGAGTCATTAGATATATACAGAAAGTCTGTAGATAATGTAAGCAATCAACCTGTATATTACGCTTTGGTTGATAATACTATTGAATTAGCACCTACCCCAGATACAAGTTATACGCTACAATTAACATACTATGGCACTATTGATGCTTTGAGTGATTCGAATACAAGTAACTTTATTTCGAACTCATACCCAGATGCATATTTATATGGTGCTTTAAAACACGCATCTATTTATCTAATGGAAGATGATAGGGTTGCTTTATTTACACAGCAATTTGAAAAAGCCTTAGAAGAGATGCGATTAGAACAAGAAAAAGCTGAATTTGGTAAAGGCTCGTTAATGCAAAGACGAAGAACTTATGGCAAAGCAGGCAAAAATACTTATGTTTGGAAAAATAATTAGGAGATAATATGGCAGGATTTAGCGATTATTTAGAAGATAAAGTGTTAGACCATGTATTTGGTGGAACTGCTTATACAGCGCCATCAACACTTTATGTTGCTTTATACACAGTAGCACCTACAGATACAGGTGGTGGTACAGAAGTTTCTGGTGGTGGATATGTAAGAAAAACCGCAGCATTTACCGTTTCAGGAACTAACCCTACTACCGCAAGCAACTCTGCGGCTGTTGAGTACCCAACTGCTACAGCAAACTATGGAACAGTTGTTGCTGTTGGTATATTTGACGCGCTATCAGGTGGTAATCTATTAGCATACGCTAACTTAGATACATCTAAAGTTGTAAGTACAGGTGATGTATTTAGGTTTAATACTGGCGATTTAGACATTACTTTAGCTTAATATCATGGCCACCATAGGCTATAACCAAGGCTACTACTCAAGGTCAAAGTATAACGATCTTGCATTTCAAGCTGAATCTACTATAAGCGCTGTTTCAGGCGCTTCAGCTATTGGTACACAGGTAAATACTGCAAGTGCTACTATAAGTGCATCTAGTGGTTTTACAGTTATAGGTACTCAAATTGATAGAGCATCTGCTACTATCTCAGCAGTATCAGGATTTACTGCTCAAGGCACACAAATTGATAGAGCTACTGTAACTATAAGTGCAGTATCAGATTTTGACTCACAAGGATTTATTACCGCAGTTGGTGTTTCTACCATACCGGCAACTTCTGATGTAGATGCTAATGGTGTAGTTACTTATAAAGGTGCATCAACCATAAGTGAAACAAGTGGCTTTGTAGCAATCGGTGGTTTAAAATGGGAAGATATTATTGTTCCAGACGACACATGGACAGATGAAATTGTTGCAAGTAGCACTTGGACAGATCAAACCAACCCATCTACAGTTTGGACTGAATTAGACAAACAAGAGGCAGCTTAATGGCAGATACATATACAACTAATTTAAACTTAACAAAACCAGAGCCGGGTGCAGCCGAAGATACTTGGGGTATATCGCTTAACTCAGACTTAGACACGCTTGATGCTATTTTTAGTTCATCTGGCACACAAGTTAATTTAAATCCAAACCAAGTTAATTTTGCTAACAATAAAAAAGCTATCTTTGGATCAACTTTAGAAATTTTTTCTGATGGAACTCAAAGTAATATTAAAGAGCTTGGTACAGGAGACTTACAGATATTTGGTGATAATGTAAATTTCTTTAACGCATCAGGTACTCAAAACATGGTAAACATGATAGATGCTGGTGAAGTTAGACTATTTTATAATGGTTCACAAAAACTAGCTACAACCTCTACAGGCATAGACGTAACAGGAACAGTAACTGCTGATGGTTTGACAAGCTCAGGCAACCTTACATTCTCTCCAAGTGGAGATTATTATGCTGGTTTAAGTTCTACTAACGCTCTACATTTTGAAAACGGTACTGGACAAACTTTAATGTCTACCGCTAGTGTAAATATTCGTATAGATGCAAATAATTCAGATACTACTAGATTTTTTAGTGTAAGTAGCCATAGTACAGATATTGAAACTTGGAGAGGAACAGAGTTATTTAGAGTACAAGAAGATGGAAAGGTTGGAATAGGCACAAGCTCACCAAGTGCAAAACTTCATGTTAAATTAGGTGGAATTGCAGATGACAGTATATCCTTAGTTGAGTCAAGTGGTTCATCTACTTATGGTGTTTATATAAAATCAGCTTATGCTGAAGAAATGGGTAGAATAGGTGCATTAAGTCAAGCAGATGGTGGTCTTGATGGTGCAAGTATTGCTTTTAGAGATTATGGAAGAGACATAGTTTTTAATACCCATGAAGGTGCAAGTAATTCAGAAAAAGTTAGAATTAAAAAAGATGGAAAGGTTGGAATAGGAACAAGTGTACCTGACTATCCACTTGATGTACGTGATGATTCAAATGTTCAATTAAAACTAGCATCTACTACTGCAACTAATAACGCAAGAATGATATATGCCATTAACAATGTTACAAAGTGGAATATAGGAGTACAAGCATCTGATAGTTCATACACTTTTTATGATAATAGTTCTGCAACCACGCCCATTAAAATAGAATCGGGTGCACCAGCTAATACCTTCGTTTTAAAAACAAGTGGTAATATTGGAATCGGCACAAGTTCACCAGATGCACCTTTAACAGTACACAACAGTTCTGACCCTGAAATAAGATTTGGTTATAGTTCAACACAAGACCATAGAATTAATTGGGATAGTTCTAAAGTCTTTATAGATGCTGACCCTGACAATGCTAATGGAAGTTCGGCAATAGGTTTTAGAGTTGATGGAACACAAAGAGCAATTATAAATTCTACAGGTACTTTGCAAGTGTCTGCGGATGCTAATAATGGTGTTAAAATCAGTTCTACTGCACCTTACTTATTTTTTAACGATACTGATACAGCACAT